ATTTAAGGCGTTGTAAGTAGACTTTCCATATTCAGCCCTTGTCATTCCTGATTCATTTTTTAATCTACCTGTATAATTTATTAATTGTTCAATCTCTTGTAATTTTTTAGCTACTTCCCTAATAGTAGTATTTACTGTTCTGGCTGGTGATGCTTTTGAGCCTCCTCTTGCAAATTTGGAATATGATTCAATTAGCTTTTCATATTTCTTATCCATTGCTTCTGAAACGGATGCCCATTTATATTTTTTCTTAGGCGCTTTTGGATTTTTTACCCAATTGGCTGGAGAATATTCGCCTGCACCTGTTGATGTTGATGCTTCTTCTAAATCATCTTCTGTTATATTAATTTTTTTAGTTGGGTCTTTGTCTTCTAAATCACCTACCGTGTCTTCCCAATTGGGATCATCTTTTTTCGATATGGTGATTTCTTCAGATACACATTTACATTCGTGCATACCACATTCTTCACAAAGTTCTGATTCATTAACAGTTTTAAATTTTTTTTCTATTTCCTTTAAAAAAGATTTCATTTTATATTTACCTCTTTTAATTCTTTAATTAAATCAAAATATCTTAATAATGATAATACATGAGATTCTTTAATAGTTTTAATTGTCTCAACATTACAAAGCATTTCTGATAATTTATCTACTTTAATTTTTGTTGCTTTATCATTTATTAATTTAACGTGGTCTTTTAATTGTTTTTTAATAGTTGGAATAATTTTGTGGATATATTCCTTTAAAGACTCAGTATCATTAACGTGTGTAATATAATGATTAAGTAAATTCTTTTGTGATTCATTTAAACCAGAATATTTTTGGTTAAACTTATCAACTAATAATTTATATGTTAATAATCGAACATCTTTATGTTGATTTTTAAATGTTTCTAATATAGTGTCTTTTTTCGGAGTATTTACATTTCCAATTAAAATGTGTTCTATAATTACATCTTTACATTCTAATATTTGTTTAGGATTACGTGATTCATCATATTCAAATAATTTATATATCGAAGCAATTTGTTTATAATTATTAATCCTAATTTTTGACATTTTATCAAAAATAAAATTGTTTGATATTTCTTTTACTAAATTATATCGTTGTCTTTTAATTAAAGATTTATTTAATTTATTGTGTGTATCTTTACAAGATCTAATAAAATCTAATGCTCTTGCTTCTGACTTAAATTGTTCTTTTATTAATGAATTATATAATTGTAGTTCTTTTGACATCTCTGTATTTTTTCCAAAATACTTTTTAATTATATCAATCGTCACTGACTTATCTGAAGTCAATGATTCGGATGTTAATTTCCTTACTAAAATTTCGAATAGTATTGCTGTATTCTTATATTTAGAATGTTTTAGTTTTTTCATATCGAAACACAATTCCTTTACATATAAATATCGTGTTAATTATAAAATATTGTCTTCATCCAACATTGTGCCGGAATCTATATCTTTATTTTGTTCTTCTGTTATAATCTTTGGACCTTTGGGTCTAATATTCTTTAAAATGTCAGCATTTTCAGTTGCCACAGTCGTTCGTGTATTTCTGAATCTGGTATCAGGTTTAAATGTGGTTGAAAAGTTTTTAGGATCGGTTCCTTGCTTAATTGTTTTAGCGCCAGTCGGATCCCAACCAAATTCATTTTTATGCTGTCCATATTTAATTCCTTCGGGTGGTCTGCCACTTGGGTCGTTGCCTTCTTGTTCAATTTGGTTTTGTCTAAATCTTAATTTAAGATCTTCTATAACATTATTACGCTCTTCTAACCACTCATCTTCAGACATATTAAAAATATATTCATAAATGTATTTGTCAGAAACTAATTTTGAATCCTTCATTGCAGATGCTAAAGTTATCTTTTCATTCATCAATGCAACTTTTTGTTGATCGTAAATTATTGATGGAGGCGTCAATTCTAATTCAAATCCTATTAAATCGTCTCCTTCGAATCCTTGTGAATATAAATGTACAATTCCAATTTTAACTAATTCTGAAACTACTATTTTTTGAATTCTTTCAATTGTTCTTGCAAATCTAATATCCATCGATGCTAATGTAGTTTTACCTTCAACTCCCTCATCATATCCCAAGAATGGTTTAGGAATTTTTAATGCTGCCATCATTTTATGTTTTACATATTCGATGTCATCAATGCCGGTGAACTCCATTCCTGGTAGTGTATCTATTGTTGTTTGACTGTTGCCTCCCCGCACAGGTAAGTAATAATCTTCTAACATGTTATTCAAATTAAATTTAAGATTATAGTTACCGGTTTGTTTATCAACATATGGAATTTTTTTCATTTTATTAATAATTGTTTCCATAAACGAATCAACTTCATTTGGTGGAATATTACCAATATCAATTTTAAAAATACGTTTTTCAGGTGCTCTCATTATTCTGTGAATAAGCATTGCATCCTCTAACATCATTAATTTTTGAAATTCTTGTCGAGCTCCCTCTAGCATTGCTCGGCCGTAAGGAAGGAAGTTTGAATCTGATAATAACCTGAAATGTGCTATCTCAAATACATCATATTCTAAATGCTCTGTTGCGGCGTGTCTAAATTTAATATCATATTCGCCTGTTGTTTCATCATATTGCTCCAATCTTTCAATTTCATAAGTAGAAAGTGGACGTGCATTTAAAATTCCTATTTCTTCAACAACATCTAATTTTAAAAAGAAATCTCCATACTTACACATATTACGAATCCAAGGCCACATATTGAATTCAATATTTAATATATCATAATATAAATTATATAATATTTTTTGTATATGAGTTTTATTTGTTTTGATAGTTAATATATCACCGAACTGATCTGCTAGTGTTGATTCGTCAGCATATATATCTAATGCAGATGATATTATCGGATCTTTATCCATCATCTCATAATCGGTATACAATTGCATCCGATTCTGTTGCATGTAGTAATTCGAATCATATCCGCCGTAACCACCCATATTATGTTTAGTTGTGCCGTGTAATCGATTGTATCTGTCTGTTAATTTGCTTTGTGATAAATTCCCCAATGACTGTAATCTGTTAGTATCGACTACTTTTAGTCGATCCTTTCCATACTTACGTACTATTACATTGGTAGAAAATAAATTCTTTAAACGTTTTCTTAATGATGCCATTGTTTTCTTTTTTTATATAAATATATCTTATTACAGAAGCCAGGTTAAATCTTCGTCTTCTGAACCATTATTCCACTTCCAACTATCGTTTTCATTAGAATTATTATTTGTGTAAATTGTATTATCTGTTTTTCTAAATTGTGATAATGCTCGTTTATTCAATTCAATTCCGTGTTGTCTTAATTTTAAACTTGTATCTCGTAACCACAAACCTATTGCATAACTCATTACTAAATCGTCATTGTAGCCAATTTGTGCTTGTGCTTTACCATTAAGCCAAACAAATACAAATAATTCCTGAATGAGTCGTTTTGATTTAATAATCGGTGTTCCTTCTCTCATATACATTTCTAATGCAGATATCATTAATGGCCTGGTTCTACTTGTGGTTGACACTCCAGGAACCATTTTTGTTTTATCTTTCATGTCATATCCTTTTTGTAATTGAGATTCTAAATCTACATATCCTTCTGTTTTATATGTGTAAAATAGATTTTCATAATTTCTATCTAATGCTGGCTGAACTGCTGCCCATCCAATATTTGCATTTTCAATTGCTAATAATGCATTATTCCATTCGGTTGCAACTGATACTAACATGTTACCAAAATCTTTAGGTGGTAGCTTTCCTTTATACTCTGCTACCTGCGTTATTGTTTGAACATCTAATACATGAAATGCAGACCAATCTGATGCATCACCCCGTGCAACATCAGCTACGACTATATAATTTTTTGTATAGTCTGGGTAGTCCCAGATCCAATATCCATTATCATATCCTCTTTTTTCAACCGGCTCTTCACATTTTAATTCATATTGTTGTAATATTGACCCATCTACTACAGTGTGACCAGATGATATAAAATCACAATCACACTCTTGTGCTGCTCCTCTTTCACCTAATAGTTTTGTTTGCTCGAGTCTCCAATCCATGTCTCGGTCTGGATGTAAGTCCCAATGAAGTTTTATTGTTTTAAACCCATTTACTCCAGATTCAGCATCACTCCATATTTGATGAAACCAATTTCCTAAACCATTTGGAGTAGATAATACAATTGCGCCACCACCAGTTGATAGTGTAGCCTGGGATGCTATCCATATTTCTTCAATGTTTCTAATAAATGCGGCTTCATCAACTATTAATAAAGATAGCGCTTCTGACCGTGCTCCTGTAGATGAGCTAGAAATTGCTTTAATTTGTGATCCATTTTTAAATGTTAATGATAATTTATTATTAGTTATTATTGTAGTTTTTAACCAACTAGGCAAATTTTCATTCATTATTTGAACTTTACTTACCAGGTTTTTTGCTACGTCTTGTGTTGTTGCTATAACTAAAACATTGAAATCTTCGTTGAATATCATGCACCAAAGTGCATATCCTGCAGACAATGTTGAAATTCCTAGCTGTCTAGATTTTAATATTACATTATATCGGTTGTCTCTTAAATCTGATAATGTTTCTTCTTGGAAGTCATATAAATCAAATTTAATTTTTCCTTTTAAAGGATGTTGAATATAGCAAAACTGCCTCATAAAGTATACCGGGTCGGTAGCACACTTTACATACTGTTCTTGAATTATTTCTTTTAAATCTTTTTGAGCCATATTATTGAACCACTTCTACAATTAACTTTCCGGTCAATACCGTAGTTAATATACCAGCGCCAAACCAAATGATTTTGCTATCATACCATTTTGGTTTTATAAGTTCTTCTCGATCGATATATAAATCAATATTACTGTTTAGTAAATCAATTTGTTGTTGATAATATAATTTTTGTAGTGAATCTAATTTATTTAAATGTTCTAAACTATATATTAAATTATCTTGTTTTATTATAATATCATTGTTAACAGAATCTAAATAATATAATGAATCTATTGTTTCAGATATATCATGTATTTGTTCTTCTGTAAAACAAGTATCAACAGTTTGTGTAAACGAAAAAACTGGTAACATTAATAATATAATAAAAATTTGTTTCATTTCCGAGTTTTTTTGATTATATTTTTCTTAGCATCAGTTGTGGTTCTTTTTGTTACAGTAACATTATCTTTTTTCTTTTTTGTTTCTGCTAAGTTTTCTTTTTGTTTTTTAATTTCAGATTTTGCTTTTTCTTCTTCTTCTTTAATTCGTTCCAATTTTCCTGATAATCTATCAATTTTTGAATTATTTTTATCAAGCTCTTTATCTGTTTTATCTAATTTATTGGCAGTTATTTTTCTAGAAATTAGAAATATTACTCCGAATAGTGCAACAATTGCTCCTACAATTATTTTCCAATATTTTTTAATCGTCTTCATTTTTTTCTTTATTTAAATTTTCTAACAATTCTTTTTTGAATTCATTAAATTGTTCTTGTACCTTTTCTTCAAACTCATCTGGAGTCATTTTTGCGGACCAGGTCT